AGCGCCGTTGAACAAAAGATTCTTAAAGCCAGCATCGGCAGATTCAGAATCCGCAAATCGTTGTTGGGGTTGCAATAAACTCCAGTACGAATTGAAGATCGATTCTGTACATGTGATTAGGTTGGGTCTCTCTGTCGGAGGCTGAGAAGCCGCTTCATATCGTTCTTGCATCTTACCAAGCGAAAGCGTGGTGGTTGTAGAATCGATTTGAGCTTGCAGCCAAGACTCTCCAGATTGCGAGATACCACCGTAGGTATTCGACGTGCTCAAATAGGCACGGCATCCAGTGATGGAAAGATGGTTAGTCGATCCATTGCTGTAAACGCCTGTTCCAAATGAATCACGAAGATCTTCCTCAGCAGCCTGAACTTCGGACTTAACATGATCGATCACTTTGTTTTCGCCAGCGTTCTTGAGCTTATCAAGTCCGGTGACAGTGATGTTCACGAAATATTGTTTCCAATCGAAAACCAACGCGGTCTTCTTTTCATTGTATGCCGTCGCAAGTGTTTGTGCGCCGGAATAGAATCCCCGTGAAGAAAAGCGAGCATATCGCACAGGTTGTCGAATATCTTGACCGCCTGGGATGCTTTCCATTCCCTTGTTCTTTTCAAGGAAATAGAGCAACGCATTCGAAAGAATAACGTTGTCAGCCATCTTGGGGATAAACAGTTGCTTCGTAATGCTATTAATAGCACTTACTGATACAGCCATTGTATATCTCCTAAATTATAATTGTTTATTAACCTTGAGCTTCTGCGCTCTGACGAGCGATATCTAAAAGCTCACCATAAGAGGCTTTTCGAAAGTCGATCTTTCGTTCTCCTTGACCCAAATTAAAGGGTGTAGAACTTCTCGCGACTTCTCCCGATTGTTTCGCTTTCTGTAGGCCCTTCGTGGCTTCGGTTCTTCCGCGTGATGCGTAAATATCCGCCAACTCAGGCTTAAAGTATTTAAGCGCTGCGCTCTCGAAATCAGGGAGTTGATGATCCAATCCAAACTGAACCACTTTAGCCCAAACCTTGACTCCATCCTCATCGGTCGCTTCAAGATTGATTTCAGGGTAGTCCTTCGCGAACGTCTGAATCTCAGTCTTTACATACTCAACATCTTGTTGGGTCTGCGCTTCCTCTTGGGACTTCTCCCAGCTTGATTTAAATTGGCTCAAATCCTGAAGTTGCTGTTTAAGACCGTTAATCTCATCCAACATCGGATTGTATTCTGGATTCGCCAGAACTTTGTCTCGATTTTGGTAGAGATCCCAGATCTTCTGCCATGCTTCAGGGTTTTTCTCGGACCATTCTTGAAACTGTCCATACTTATCATAAAAGCCCTTGGCCTTTTCATATTCGGCCTTTTGAGCATCGAATTGGGCTCTTTGATTGTTAAAGTCCTTAAACTTGCCCTCAAAATGGGCCGCTTGCCGATACGTATTGGCGAGCGTGCTATAAGGAACTTTTAAAACTTTGCCGTTGTGAGTGATCGGAAACTCACTTGAAAGAGGAAACTTGTGAGGCTTTCCTTCTGCGTACAACTCAAACATTTCTTGAGCTGTTGGTTGAGGAGTGGTCTCGGCGGTTTCTGCGTTTGGAGTCGTTACTTCAGGAGTTGTCGACTCAATCCCAGCGCTTGAAAGATACTCTTCATCTGTAGGCATAATTAAGCTCTAACCGCCTTCATACCTTTTCCAGTGTATTGATCAACAGGTACGGCACCCTTGGCCATCTGATCACTTTGAATAGCTCCGCCTTTTGATGGCGCCGCTGTTCCGGTCATCACGGAGACAAACTCTCCAAAACTTTGTACCGCAGCACTGAGAGGATCCATCACTTCTGCAGGAGCATTAGCGCCAGCGAGTGCTTCTTTTAAGCTATTAAGCGCCTCTTCAAGCTTCTTTACGGTTTCAAGAGCATCAGGTTGATCTCCTCCCTGAGGAGCAGCTTGAGCATCTTGTGGTTGCATTTGATCTTGAGGATTCATTTGATCGGCCATTATTCCCTCTTTCTTGATTAAAGTAGTTGAGCGACAGGCTTCTTAGCAATCGCTGAAGCTTGTTGGTTCATCATTTTCACATCATTCAAAACGGGCTTAACAGGTTGACCCTGCACAACGCCTTGTTTTGGATTTGCAGCCAAAGACTTCATGGCAAGCATCTTTCGATCTGTCGATGGAGCCTGTTTCTTAGCTTCTGGAAATGAAATTTTCGGTGAAGATGAGCCCGCATCGGGCCGAGATAACATCATAAGATCCCCCTAGTGATCATATCATCAATTAAGTTTGCTCTGTTTCCAAGCCAAAAAGTGTAAACGTCAGAGCTGTAGCCGTTCCCACCTTTGCAGAGATGCTGCTATCGGATGATTCCAAGAACAAGCCAGCCCCCGCACTAAACGAAATCAGTGTTGTTGAGTTTGCAGACACGGAAACCGAATTATACAAAGCATTAGCTGTTCCGTTTCTGACCCCGTTCTTATCCACATAAAGACTAAACGTTGACGCACCTGCAGTTGTATTGGCGATAAAGATGCTTCTAATCTCTGTCGAAGTCGAATCAGGCGGCTGATAAAGAAGTGTGGCAGACGTCGTTACAGGAGCTCTCTGAACCAATATCTTTGGAGTGATCTTAACCGGCACCGACAGGAGCTCCCTGTTGAGCGGCCATATCCGCCTGCTTTTTAGCGTCCATACGTTTTAGAACTTCCTCATAATTAGGCCAATCGACAACCTTCAAAAGTTCTTGGGAATCAATTGCACCCGCATTGAGATACTGAAGAGCTGTTGAAGCTTTTTGAGCTTTTGCAAACGGAAGAGCCGATCCAGAAATCACTCGAACATCAGGCGCACCCTTTACAGTGACTTGAGTCATCGTTGCAGGAAGAGGCTTTCCATCTTGAGTGGAAATTCTTCGAATGTTTGCAACCTTGTTTCCTGAGTCATCCGAATCCATATAGAACTCAATAGATTCTGGATAGCCCTGCTTGTTCGTGATCCTAAAGATCCTTGGAGCCGTATAAAACTGCAAATAGATGTAGAGCATGATTTGGCCCGCATCTTGAAGAGCATAATCAAGCGATCGATTCTTCATTCTGGGCCGTGTTTGAGAAGCTTCGATATAGCCCTCAAGCATAATTCCAGAATCAATGCCTGTTTGCTCAGCACCTCGAGTGACGTCTTGAAGACCTTGAACCTTATCGAGCATGGCTTCAGCACGAGAGAGAAGTTCAAAAGAGCCTGGAGCTATGGGAGCCCCTGGTTCCTGTCGATATCCGCCCATATCGTTAGTTTCGACAACTAAACCTGGCTCGTTTGTAAGCTCATCAGGATCAATTCCCGATTGATTGGAGATAACCACGCGAGGATTCGCAGCCATTCGAAAGGAATCCATGATGTAAGACCAAATGTAGTTAAAAATCTTTTGTGGTCCACGAGTCTGAGTGACTTCGTTTTCACCCGCATATTCACCTGGGTATTGATAGTTACAGAGCTTTACGATGGGCAAACAATCAGGAGCCTCATAAGGAACCCATTGTTTTTCAATCATCACGCCAGGAACATCATCAAAAAGAACGGTGTTATTCGCGATCTCAAGGTATCGGCCATTAGGATACTTCTTTTTAAGAACGTATTCTTTTTCACCTTCAGGCTTTTCTTCAACGATCTCTTCAACCGCCTCATCTCGCATCCAGACTCTCATCAAGAGAGTTTGAGGTTCTCCGCCATATTGCTGTCCATCCACATTCGAAGACGATGGAAGTCGTGTTGGAGAATACGGATCAACGTTTGTGTAAATCGTGCTGTATTGAACCGTTGAGAAATTAGATTGCCGAGTAAGGTCTGTGATATCGGCACGAATCTGATCTTTATGCTGAGGATATTTGAGTTTCAGCTCAGAGGTTGGAACAGGAGCACAGTAAATAAAATATCTCGCTCGTCTTGGTCGATTAATCTGCTCGGCTCTTGGATCCCAGTAACAATAAAAGGGATCGAGTCTCCTCCAGGATACATCTCCAAGGCCATGCTCAAGTTCAGGATCCCATGCAATTTCGGCATGAGCCACATGGTAGAGCTTGGCATCAAAGAGCATATCTTGAACAACAGAGGACCAACAATACTTGTCCCAATTCCTGTTGTTAACCTCTCTTAAGGCCTCAACGAATGCTTCATCATCAAGTTCTTGAGAAACAAATTCTACTTTGGGGCGACTATCCGTTTGGATCGCAATCTCAGTCATGATCGTGGCCCAAGTGATGTTAACGACTTCATTAAATCGCCATCTCGGTCGTTCAATGGGCCACTGCTTTCCGCCGACGACGAACTCATAGTTATAGTGCCACTGAGTATCGTATCTTCGACGAAACTTCTTAGCTCTCTCAAAGAGCTCATTGACCATTTTGACTGTATCTTTTTCTTCCTCGGTTTGATGGGTCGGAGTCGTATTAAGGGTCTGCTGTTCGTGCTCAGTGATAATCGCCATTAATATTCCTTAAATTTCTTTTTAACCGTCGAAAGGTTGTCGTTTCCGACCTCTTCAAGTCTACGCCCCGTCTCGCCCTTGTAACGAGCAATCTCTTCTTTCAATTGATTTTTCGTTGTGAATGTTTTGCCAAACGCCCAGTTTTTCTGAGGTTCGATGATGCAATTGGAAGTCGAAAGCCAAGGAGCATTAAAATATCTGCTCATCTCGGCTCCACAAGAGTGGATCTCATCTCGATCAGCGTTGTCCATGGATTTGATGATTTCTACGATTGCTCGGCATGAAGGGCAGAAATAGTCATAAAGTGGGGGCATAGTTCCACCTTTTCTTGTGCCCGAGAAGTCCAATTTCACGACCTCTATCGGGGGTAAAGTGATGTTTTCCATGTTCTGATGCACTCATGAGTTCGAGATTTTCTATTCGATTGTCGTCTTTTTTTCCGTTCTTGTGATGAACACATTCTTGAGATGACAACTTTCTACCCAAATACTGTTCATAGATCAGTCTGTGCTGATAAATGGCGGTGCCATTCACTCTTGTGTAAAGATAGCCAGCAATTGACTTCCACCACTTGCGCTCTCTGGGAGTACATTTTCGGCAATACTCAGACCTAACCCTTCCAACAAGTGTTCGGGCTTGCTTGCAGACTGTGCAGGTTGCAATCGGCATCTTAAAACCCTAACTTAAAACTAATAGGCTTCCCAAGATCTTTTCGTCTTCGAGGTCTTTGTGGGATCAAAACGATCGATCACAGCATGAGACCGACTCACAAAAGGTTTTGGAGCTTCAAAGACTTTTAGGTTCATAGTTCCGATTGTAACGTATCTCGTGGCATCCATCAGGTGATCGTTGATGGCAACGGGAACTTCTTTAACCACTGAGCCTTCGATGTATTCAGGCCAGTGATAGGTTTCGTATTCATCTTCCAAATGAGGACACGCCCCCCTAATAATTTTGTACCGTCCTGAGCGGATAAACTCGATGTGCTTATTGATTCCGGGAACGATCTGTTTGTAGTTTTCATTTCCGATATGAAAGCCTGCGGCCACGCAACCGGCTTTATTGAGGGCTGAGATCATATCTGGACGCGCCGGGTCACAGTAGAATCGTTCCACATGAAACACGTCCATTTTTGACCTACAAAGCATCACTTGTTGGTTCGGATCCATGCCTGCCTGCTTAAACTCATCAATGTCATAGTGATATCCATCAGGAGTAACGGCACGAATAATAACAGCAAACTCATGGCCTTCAGCGAATCCAAAATCCACGCCAGCGAAAAATCGGGTGCCCTTAGGAAGCTTCTGAGGTTCCATAAAGTTCTCATCTGTAATTTCGTAAACCAATCCTTCCATGCGTTCATGGATGCCCATGTATTTACGTCTGAAGGTTCTGGGATCGAGGATTTGTTTTTGGCGTTCATACTCTTCCTTTGGGAATGAGGGATTATCAATTGAAAGCCACTCGAAGTGGGCAACATCATTTCTTTTCCCCTCTCGAAGAGGCTTTATTAAACTTTGATAAGGCCAGTTCATTCCATAGGGAGTGGTTGTAACGATGATTGGGGCTGCGGTTCTTGCCGCCCGGCCTTCAATATTTATCCAAAAGGTATAAGAACAGAGCCCACCCTCATCCAGCCATATAGCTCGAGTATTTTGGATTCCTTCTATTGAGAATGGATTTGTGGAGGTTCTGAAGTAAATGATCGCCCCGCTTTTTAAAACGAATTGAGCGTCGCCAGATTTATATTCTCCAAAAGGAAGAGCATATTTTAAGAAAGTCGGCAGGGTTGATTGCTGCATGATTTTGTAAGAAGGGCCAGCAACAATGAATGCGTGATCCGGTCCAGACCACTTTGAAATTTGCCTCAGCATCCAAAGGGCGCCAACAGACGACTTTCCTCCGCTAATGCCGCTAGTGCATAAAGTGATCTTTTTTTCGCTTAAAAAGGCTGCGCCTTGTTTTTTATGAAGGTGTAAAGGCACTCCAGCGCTTCCCCTTTATAATCCTCCAAGCCTGAGTCAGAGAGATTTTATATTTATCCGCAATTTCTTGATAAGTAACTCCGTCCACCTTAGCAGCCCTGATTTCAACGACCTCAGAAGTGGTGAGCTTCGAGTATCCTAGGTGGCCATATGTATAAAAATGACGACCCTTGCGTACTTTATCCCTCATGTTGTCTGTGTGAGTCCCGAGAAAAAGATGCTTAGGATTAATGCACTTTCGATTGTCACATCGATGACAAACCATGAGACCTTTTGTTGGCCCTATGTTCAGACAATATTGAACTCTGTGGACCAACCTGCTTTTACCGAAGATGGATATTTCTCCATATCCAGATGATGAGACCTTGAGCTGCCACTCCCAGCAATCGTTAACGACCTTATAATTTTTCTGAATTCTCTTCGACGGGCTTATCCCGAAAGCTCTCATCGGCCTCTGAAGCTTTAAACTCATACTGAACCCCTTCAACAACGACCTGAAGAGGCGCTGTCGTTTGTATCTGTATTGAAGGCTCATCCTTCCAAACTCCGAATGTTTTATAAATCGAAGAGATGAGTCGTATTTGATTTCCGGCTTGAACGGGATCTGGATCTTTAAGAATGGAAAGAGTCTTTGTGTCACAAAGGCCGAGCATTTTAATATTTCGATCTCGTGACCGCTGGACAGCTTCCCTGATCTGATCGTCGCTTAGAGCCCGCCTCATGGAAGCATAAACAGTATTCCTATGAACCCCGAGCTCTTCTGCACATTTTCGTACATTCAGCGTCTCCAGGGCTTTAGCAGCAATCTCTTGGTCTTTGAGTTCGGTAAATATTTTAGACTCTTTTGGTTTACCCTTTTGAGTATTGGAAGGCTTTCTCTTCTTGGGTGGTTTTTCTTTCACTCGAGATCTCCAAGAGAGTTCTTGGCTTCCATAATCATAGCTTCAAATGCAGGAAAGTCTTTATCGGAGCCAGTAGCACGTTTGTAAGCAGCATGGGTTTCAGAGAGAATATGGAGAAAGTCTCTGGGAACAGCGATAGAGAACATGGTCCATCCCATGGGAAGGTCGGTGACTTCGTGATCGAGATCTTCGAAGTAGGCATCAATCTTTTTTTGCTCCTCTTCGGAGATATCAAATTGGTCCATTGTCTTTTTGAAGCCTTTTAAGTTCTTTTTCGAGAGTTTGGAGGTCGAGATTGGCAACGACTCGAGTTCGTCGAGGCTCGTGATATTCTTCAGCGGGTCTAAACACTCTTGGTTTAGGCTTCTTCTTTTTCTTAAAGAGAAAGTGGATGGAAAATCCAATAATGATTCCGAAGATAAGACCGATGAGACCTGTTAGCATTTCAGCTCCCTATAACAAATAAGGTAGTGCGTTTGTGGAGTAAATACAAGTTCTAGCGTTTAAACGTCTCCTGGGGGGCGGATCCTTCGAGCTTCACTTCACCACGTTTGATGCGCTCGGCGACAGATGAGCAGACGTTTAGGACGAAGTTTTCGATGTTTTCTTCGAGGTGAGCAAAATTAAAGAACCAGGCTTTTCCGAAGAGGATTCCAGCTTTACAGCATTCTTGCATGAAGAGAGCTGTTGTTGGATTTGTCGTATTAAGCATGGCTCGAGTGCCGTAGCCTTCAAAAAGCACTTCAGGAAGGAGTGCATTAAGATTGCGTCTAAGTCTGTCACCATAGAACCACAGATCCTCTAGGTTCTTCTTTGTTTCGATAATTGTCATCACGTGTTGAGCGGCGGCAAGGGATGCACATTCTCCTGAGAAGGTTGAAGAGATGAAGTATTCACCACAGTCCATGACTTCTCTTTTTCCAGCGACAACGGAAAGGGGAAATCCATTGGCAACGGCTTTTCCTAAACAAATAAGGTCTGGTTTAACGCCGATCCAGGTGGAAACACAGAATTTTGGAGTTCGAAAGCCGGTGATGACTTCATCGAAAATGAGGAGAGCGCCTGTACGATCACATGCTTCTCTTAAGGATCTTAAGTAATCAAACCACTTTGGAGTCGCTTCCAGTTCAAGGGCTTCAACAATGACGGCGGCTGTATCTGTTGTGATTTCTGAGGCTTCTTTAAAAGATTTGATGTTGAAGGAATCTGAAATGCCGAGAGCGGGCTCAGTGAGAGAAGTAAAGATATCGGAGTGGCCATGGTATCCGCGAGAAAGTATTTGTTTTCTTCCTGTTGCAGTTCGGGCGATACGGATGGCAGCTGAGCAGGCTTCGGATCCTGTTTTTAAGAACCTGATTTTTTCCGCCGATGGGATAAGTGCACTAAGTTGTTCAGCGACTTCGACTTCGAGTGTCGATGGAAGCGAGTGAGATATGCCCTTAGAGAGCTGCGTAGAGACGGCGTCAAGAATTTGAGCTGGACGATAGCCCAGAATAATTGAACCGAGACCACAAACGAAATCAATATACCTGTTGCCCCAAGGATCAATAAGAAAGCATCCATAACCAGATTCTATATGAGTTGGATAAACCCCGCGAACGTATTGGGAACTTCTCTTGCTGTTGGTTCCAGGTTCATTTTGAGCGAGGACTGTTTTGGAG